GCAGGATTTAAGGGAGGCACTTGGCCTTGGTCCGTCCACGATAGCGAAGATGGGTAAGGGTGAGAATATCTCTTTGGAAGTGCTGGACAAGCTTTGTAGTCATTTCGGAGTACAACCAAACGATATCATTGAGCATGTAGAAGAGCCGTCTCAGGATTAAACCAGGACGGCTTTATTATTGCTAAAAAAACATTCGTGTAGATCATCTTTTCAGCAAACAAATATGAGAGATGCAGCATAACTTTAAACTTTGTAGATACATATTTATTTATAGAAGACAAAGACGGGGAGCCCCCAGCATCGCCCCCGTTTTGCTCCCAGATACAACAGTTAATAACCCCATATAACTTTTTCGAAAATTAATATTTTCATTAATATAAGGTGTTTGCACCCCTTTACTATCTTTAACTTTGCGGTGAATCTAAATCGTACTCAGGTTCACGAGTGGGAAAGAAACCAATACATGACTTTGTACTAGAACCTTTAAACCCTTGACACCTTTGGTGTTGAGGGTTTTTTTTGTGTGAGCGTGGGAGTAGTAAGGGACCTCTATAATGACGGTGCCCACAAAATGCCCACAAATAAATAGTGGGTGCTATTCGAGGATAGATCTCATGTGGGCTTCGTACTTTTCCATACTACTTTCTTCAATCTTCTTGGAAATGTGAGAATAGACATCAGATGTAATTGTAATACTTCCGTGTCCGAGTCGCTCCTGAACATACTTCATATCATTGCCTGCTTCTAGTAGTAGCACTGCATGAGTGTGACGAAAAGAATGAATCGGCATCGCCGGGAGACCAATACGTTTCAAAATTCGCGAAAAAGAATTGAATAAAGAAGACTTTGGCATGAAGTTTCCATCATCTCTACAGAGTACTAGATTCAAGTTGTGCTTGTATAACTCATTCCAAGCTAATTTGTTTTGGTTCTGATACTAAAAATTTTGTTTCAAATCTTGAATAAGAGGTGTGCTTATTTGTATTGTTCGTACTGAATAAAAAGTCTTTGTATCTCCGAAATGTTCCTCTTCGCTATCAGCGGAAAAATCCAGTGTTTTGTTAATGGTTATCATACCTGTTTTGAGATCTACATCATTCCAGGTTAGCGCGGCAGCTTCACCTTTCCTCATACCCGTTTCAATTAATACACGATAGAATATCCAATAAATATAACCATATTGGTGGGCAGCCCTAAGAAATGCAGGTATATATTCGGATTCTATAAATTTTAAACCTTTAGGTTTTACGGAACCTTTTATTGTGACTCCTTTACACGGGTTTTTCTCTAGTTTACCTATAGTGACAGTTTTCTCAAGTGCACTATTCATGGTATTATGAACTTTTACTACAGTGCTTTTACTACAGTGCTTTTACTACAGTGCTTTTACTACAGTGCTTTTACTACAGCCCTTATCCGCCAATTGATTTAGGAATTTTTGATAAAGAATAGGCTTAAGCTCTGTCAATTTAATCGATTGGAAGAAGGGAGCAATATGAGTTTTAATATTGTTCTGATGCTGAATAAGTGTGTTCTTTCGAATTGTCCCCACCTTATATTCTTGAAGCCAGTCATTCAAAAACGACAATAACGGTAGGTCACTTTGCTCGAAACTTTCTGCTAACTTTCTCTCAAAAGTAGCTGCAGCTATTTGCGCTTCTTTTTTTGTTTCAAAACCTCGTTGAGACTTTTCTTTAATCTTTTGGGTAATGGGATCTCTGTACTTTGATCGAAATTCCCATCTCATTCTACTGACCTCACTTTTTTAGTGTCTTGTTCCTCTCTTTATGGGGCGCAGATTATGTTAACCTTATCCGGCCCCCGTTATCACTGGGATTATTCGGTTGGAAAAAGAACTTGAGCCGCTGAAGAAGAAAATAGAAGATTCCAAAGATAGAAATGAGCGTGAATTCTTACGTAAGGAGATGGAACCGATCAAATTAGATAAAAATATGATGTCTGCAATTATAAGTGATCTAGATTATTCAATTGAATGGATGGAAACAGGATATCCTCCAGGATGGAGTAGAACGATTGATAGAAGATCTGGAGCTCAACGAACAAGTGTATGGGATCCTGCATGGATGGAATATCTCACAGCCTATGAAGTAGAGTTTCAACAGGAGGAAGAGGAAGGACGATGTTTGCAACCTCATGAACAATATGCTATTGAGGATGCCATGCACAATTTATCTGAGAGAGAAAGGCAATGCTTCGTTTTACACTACGGTTGTGGAATGTCACTAAAACAGATTTCTGAAGAACTTGATACTAAAAAAAGCACAGTACAATCTTATCTGGATCGCGCTACAACCAAAGTAGAGATTAACAAGGGAATGAGTCTATTTCTCCAATGTGTCTAATCTTGCCGTACGCCTGCCACCTATATATAGGAGGAACCTATTAACGGTTCGACTCTTATAATGAAGGACGTGTAAAAACTCACGCCAGCCGATGAGCTCACGGTTAATTGAGCTCGACAATGATATAAACGAAGCAAGGGGAGCACTGGCCTAAAGCCTGGCTTCCCTTGCTTTTAATATTTTTCAAAATTTCTCTTCGTGTTTATATACCGTACGACCATCATCAACACCGCTAACTGGTGCCCGGCTATACTGATAGATTTTACCATTCTCTTTGCGATAGAAATATCTCGAACTTAAATCATCGTTAAAAATGACTGTTGTGCTCACAAGAGGTGCTTTACCTACTTGTGTATAAATTTCACTTAAGTCTTGTTTTGCATAACCCCTTTGATTAATTAAATAGGATTCTACTTCACTATTCATTTTATTCTTAAACGATTGCAATACTAAAGTGCCAATGCTAATCAAAAATACTAGAGAAAACACAATTACAAAGGATTTCTTTTTCATTAAATTTCCTCCATATGATAAAAATGGAAAAATATCATTTACATAATATGTATTTTGGTATATTGTAATATACATATTATATCATAGAAAGGAAGAAAATGGATGAAAAAATGTTATTAAGCTTATTTATGGTATTTGGTTTTATGTTGTTATTATCTGGTATAGCTAGTGCGGACACCGTGACTGAGGCTACCTATTTATCCCCAATTAATGAAAATGAGGATTTGTTAATTAAGCCATTCGCTGAAATAGGTCCTACGTATCCAGGTACAAGCATAGAAATGAAGCCGGGAGATGTAATACATAATCCAAAATCTATATCTACTTTCTTCGTAGGACATGTTGCAATTGTAGGAAATGATTTGCTTCTTCGTCATTCTCATCCTCATGGTCCAGGAATAACAGAAGGAATTTCTAATTATGTAAGCCGTTTTTCAACTGGTGATAAGTTTACCATTCTTCGTCCAAGAAACGGAAATGGAGCTGCTGCGGCTACTTGGTCTCAGCAAAACATAGGAAGTATAACTGCGTATGCTTTCTGGCCTAGCCCAGTTTATGTACCTTCGAATTATTGTTCTAAATTTGTTTGGCAATCTTACTGGTTTGGAGCTGGCAAGGAAATAGTTGGTGGTGGAGACGCTGGGATCATGGTTCCCCCAGGCTTGGTATATATTTATCCTTCAGATATCCTGAATTCGCCATCATTTGTAACTATGGGAGCTTTCTATAAATAAGTATACTTTGAGTCGCTGAAAAGCGGCTCTTTTTGTATTGTAAATAGCCCATAATCTAAACCCCAAAAGCTGCAGAGGTGACGGCGAAGTAAGGTACATGGGTAAATAGTAGGAGGAAAATACTTCCTTTGCATCGAAATATAATGTCGAAGGGAGGTGCTAGGATGCCTACATTTAATAACATGAAAGATCTGATGAAAGCTATGCAGAAGAAGGCAGATCAAGCGTCTGGTAACGTATCATTAAAGGATTTGTTAAACGATCAATTTATTAAAAAACATTCAGATTTTGATCGTGCTCAAG